TAGATGAAAACGGCGCTGAATTACCAGCATACGGCTTCTTCAACAATGACGATTATAAAAAGGTTCAACCTAAAGACGCTACTCAAATCCTCTACTCCCTCAAGGCCAATGGTCCCTTGAATTCCAAGATACATAGTAATGCTTATTCACGTATTAACGGTGGCATGGTCCGATTTTTAATTAGTGAGCAGGAAGCGAGGGCAGCCCTGCTTGCAACGAAGGTTGGTTAGAAAATGACGACAGAAGAACGTATTAAACGTTTAATGCCGCATGAATTAACCACAAAGTTATTTGAAGAAATGTCTAATTTGCGTTTAAGAAAGAGTGGTTTAGATATTGTACTTGAGCAAATAAATGCTCGTTTTCCAAAAGATAAATATTCTGCTTTTGCCTATGGGTTATGGCGGATTAAAGAGTTGGAAGAAGAGAATTATAAGCGAGTCAGTCGACGCCAACCTGGAACGAAACGTTAGTTGATTTTCTTTACTGGAGGACAAAATTAATGGCAGAGCAAGTAGATATCCGTGACTTAAGCACTTTTAAAAAGGCCATTGAAGGAATGGTTGCTAAAAGTGATAAGGCTTGGAATAGTTTAGAAGGATACTACTATTCTGGCAGACCATTTAAACAGTACACAAAAGAAGAGGCGGAACGAATTGTTAATTCTAACGATCTTCGCAAACAACAAAAACTGTCAAGAGCTTTTTATTACAAAGATAGTCTGTATAAACGAATTTTAATTTATTATGCGACATTACTTAAATATGTAGGTTTACTCATACCTAATCCAATTGCTGGTAATGAACTCTCCACCCCCTATGTGTTAAAAAGATACAATGCCGCACTTGACTATATTGAAAAATTCTTCTTGCCTGAGTTGTTAACAAACATTTCTTTACGTGCTTTGGTAGATGGATGCTATTATGGTGTTATTCGTGAGTTAAGTAAGACTGATTTTGTTCTATTAGACTTACCTGCTGAATATTGTCGTTCTAATTTTAAAGATTTACACGGAAATGACATTATTGAATTTGATGTTAGTTACTTCACTTCAATAGTGGATGAGAGTGTAAGAAAATAGGCTTTAAAAGTCTATCCGAAAGTAATTAGTGATCATTATAATCGTTATAAGAAAGGGCAAGTAAAAACTGCGTGGGTGAAAATACCTACTGATATTGGTTTCTGCTTCCCATTCTCAGATGATGGCCGCCCGCTCTTCTTAGATGTGGTGCCGGCGGTGATTGATTATGATGCGGCTGTTGAAATAAATCGTGAACGCGATTTAGAAGAGATACGCAAGATAATTGTGTAGAAGATTCCGCATTTGGCAGATGGTACTCTTGTATTTGAACCAGATGAAGCTTTAGAAATGCATACCGGTGCAGTTGATATGATGCGTGGTAACAAGAATATTAGTGTTCTTACAACCTATGCAGATGTTGACGCCGTAGTTTCCAAGACTTCGTCAGAGGCAAGTACAAATGCGTTGGAAAAGAGTTTACAGAATGTTTACTCAAAGGCTAACGCGAGTCAGTAGATATTTGCACCCACTGGTACACAAGCATTATCTACGTCCATCACAAATGATATGGCGCTGATGATGGTACTAGCGAACAAATATTCGCGATTCTTGACCTTTATCATTAATTTCCTTTTTGCAAATGCAAATATTACATTTAAATATGAAATATTGCCGGTAAGCTGGTATAATGTATCTGATTATATTAAAGATTCATTAAAGTTGGCGCAAAGTGGATATAGTTTCCTCTTGCCCGCAATTGCAATTGGTTTAACTCAAAAGGATTTAATGAATATCAAGAAACTTGAAAATGATGTACTAAAACTTTCAGATTTGCTTATCCCTCTGGCCTCATCTTATACTCAAGATACGGGTGAAGTTGGTAGACCAAGATTGGCTGCAGAAGACAAATCACCCAAAACCTTACAGAATGAAGAATCATTAAATAATCAGTAAGGAGGCTCCAATGAACAAAGCGTTATGTGAGTTTCCCGTAACTGTTTACGGTAATTTAGAAAGATATAATGAAGTTCTAAGTAAAGCACGTTGTCGTATTTTCTATAAGTACGAAAACCGCAATGGAACCTATATTACTGACGAGTTTGCTGATAAGCTGTTATCTTCTTTATCTTATGCGCCCGTGAAAGGTATATATGAACCGGAAGAAGGCGATTATACTGATCATGGTATGGAGCGCAATGAAGGCCGTATTTATGGCATAGTTCCAGAGAACCCAAATATTTCTTGGGAAACCCATCTTGACGAGGATGGCGTCGAGCGCACTTATGCATGTGCTGATGTGCTGATATTCACTGCTCTTTATGAAGAAGCTGGTGATATAGTAGGCAAAAGTCAATCTATGGAACTGTATGGGCCGTCGCTGAAATATCATGAAGCGATAGTTAAAGGCCGCCGCTTTATAGTATTTGATGAAGGATGTTTCTTAGGCTTACAAGTGCTTGGTGATAATGTAGAACCTTGCTTTGAGGGAGCTTCATTCTATACATTGCAAAGTTCGATTGAATTTGCAATCAATTAGATAAAACAATATGGAGGTACTAAGATGCCTACAATTAATTTTAAACTGTCGGATGGCGATAAGTTTAACGCTCTTTGGGCGCTGCTTAATCCGGAGTTTAATGAAGAAGGCAACTGGACCGTTTCTTGTGGAATTACCGCTGTGTACGATGATTATGCTTTAGTCGTCAATTATGAAACTGGCGAGTATGAGCGTGCTTATTATGCGAAAAACGATGAGACTGATATGGTTGAAATCAATGAGCGTGTAAAGGTATATATAATTGATGTTACAGAGTCGGAAAAGAATACACTTGATACTCTGCGTGCGCTGAACGGCGGCACCTATGAATTAGTAAGCGATGTGCTAACAAATGCTCAAGAAAATCTTGAGAAAAATGCTGAGTTCTCCGCCAAAATTGAAGAGTTGAATGAAACTGTTGCTACTTTAAATTCGGAGAAAGATAAGATTGTTAATCAGGCGGCCGAGTATACTGCTCAGATTGAATCTGATAACAATACTATTGCTTCTTTAAATGAAGAGTTAGATTCTCTAAAGGCTTATAAGCTGGCTATTGAAACTGCGCAGAAGAACGCCGTAATTAACGAATATGCAGAACATCTCACCGATGATATTCTGAATAAGTATCGTGAAAAGATTGGTGATTATACTGCGGAAGAACTTGATATGCATCTTGCTTATGAACTGAAGAAAAATAATTCTTCTATATTCGCCAAGGGCGAAGATGTCGGCTACGTGCCGAAAGATGTTCCTCTTGAAGGAATTGCTGCGATTTTATCGAAGTATAAGAAATAATTAGGAGGCTATTTAAATGGCTAGAATGACTATTGACGGTTTCGGTCAGGTAGAGCTCAATAATGTTGCTTTCCGCCGCGACGGTCGTATCGAAGCTCAGTGCGCACTCGACACCACTGCATTCGATTCTGCTACTCCTTGTGAGAACGGAATGATTCTGCGTGTTGTAAAACCTGAGCACAAGATTACTTTCTGTGATGCTTCTGCATCCTATCAGCTCTATGCTCTGAATTATAGTTCTGAGCATATGTATGACGAGCGCAAGCCTGGCCTGAAGAACTTCTATCTGAAGTCTGCGGCTGCTGGTGAGGACTTCTATCCTCGCGTTGGTTATCTGGCTGCCGGCGACCTGTTCACCACAAACTGCATTGACCTTGGTTCCTATGCTAGCGCTGGTGCTGTTGCCTCTGCCCTTGAAAGCGGCGAAGTGTTTGCTGCTGCCGGTACTCAGGGCGCAATTGTTCTTGCTGATGCTGCTCCTAGTGTGGGCCCCGTTATGCAAGTTGTTAAGAAAACTACGATGCCTGATGGACAGGATGCTTTCCAGATTCAGGTTCTGTCTGTGTAATAGGAGGGTACAATATAATGACACTTAATGAGTTTAAAGATATTGCCCTTCATGCCGCTAAGGGCACTGCTCCTGCTGAATTCACTGTTGAGAATGTCAATGATGCATTTATCGACGGTCTGAAGGAGCTTGCTGGTTCTTATAACCAGTTCATGAAGAATCGTTATGACATTTATGATATAATCATAAGCGTTATCGATGAGATTCTTCCTAAGAATGTTATTGACGCTCTCGGCGCCTTCGCTGAAGTTCGTCAGGTTGCTCAGGGCGAGAAGGCCATGTTCAAGCGTAGAGTTGGCCGCGCTCGTGCAAAGAAATTCCTCACTCAGGTTGGTCTGAGTGGTGTGTACGAGACCTTCCGTCTCGACACTGAGACCTTCGAAGTTGGCGCACATGCCGTCGGCGGCGGCGCCACAATCGACTTCGAGCGTATGCTCGACGGCGCTGAATCCCTCGCAGAGTGCGTTGGAATCGTGACTGAAGGTCTCGAAAATGCGGTGTATGTTGAAGTTCAGAAGGCTCTCAACGCGGCCATGGCCGTTATGCCCGCAACCAATATCGTTCAGGGTGCATGGGATCCCGATGAGATGGTTAAGCTGCTCACGGTCGTTCGTGCTTATGGCAGCCCGATAATCTTTGCTTGCCCCGAATTCGTGGCGGCAATGGGCCCCGATGCTATTGTTCCTGTTGGAACTTATGGTACCTCTTTCCCTGCCAATGGTGTGTATAGTCCGAAAGACATCGAAGCCATTCATGATTATGGTTTTGTGAACGTCTTCCGTGGCGCCCCCATAGTGCAAATTCCTCAGTCCTTTGTGGATGAGAATAATGAGGAAACTTATGTCAATCCTCAAATCGCCTTCATTATGCCTGCTGGCCAGGAGAAGGTTGTTAAGGTCGTTCTTGAAGGACAGACCCAAATCCGTGACCATGAGAATAAGGATAATTCCATGGAAGTCTATGCATGGAAGAAGATGGGATGCGCAATCCTTACGCATCACAACTGGGCCATGTACCAGAATACTGGTCTGACCGATACTTCCGCGAAGGATATCTACGGATTCTAATTAATTTATTAAGGGGAGAGGGATAATTCCCCTCTCCCTTTTTATTAAAATGTGTTAAAGCACAGGAGTTAAAGGAGTTTTAAAATGACAGATAAAGTTAAAGTTATTAGTTCGGTTAATGGCCGCTGTGTCGTTAATAATCGTGATTTGCAGTTAAAGCGCGTATGGCAAGGCCGCGGTGACGTTGTTACTTTTACGGCAGAACAAATTGAACAATTGATGTTTGATCCCGCATTTTCTAATATGGTAAATTCGGGTATGCTTTATATTGAAGATATGGAAGTTAAAAAGGCAATTGGACTAGAACCAGAAGATGCTGAATCACCCACTCGTATTCTTATGGATGAAAAAACATTGCAAAGGTTCTGGAAGAATATGCCTTTATCTCAGTTTAAGATAGAAACACAAAAGCTTACAAAAGTATAGTTAAATATTCTTGCTGAATATGCTATTCATCATGGTAATGATGGTACAATTGATAAGGCTAATTATCTGACTGAAATTAGTAATTATAATATTCTTAAGGGGATAGAGTTAGAAAAACAAAGTCAGGAGGGATAATCCGTGACAGGTTTACAAGAAGTATATGACGCCTTTTTAGTTAAAATGCTTGATGATGAATGGGCTAATTGGGATATGGAAGATATTCAAAAAGACTGGAAAGGCTTGTTAATGGGTGCTATCCCGTGGTTTAAATTTTCGCGCGTTTCTTTAGATATAGACGAAGATTACTTTGTCGAAGACTTAAATAATGAAGAAATTTAGATTCTTGCAACTTATATGAAATGCGAGTGGTTGAATAGAACAATTTTAACTTGGGAAAATGTCAAGCCATTATACGAAGAGCGTGATTTTTCACAAGCGAATTTATTAGATAAGTTTAATTAGATGTTGGCGGCTGAAAAGAAAAATGCTCAACGTCTTGAAGCAACTTATTATCGTTCTATTAATAGACGACCATTTAATTATCGTTAGCTTGCATCATAGGTATAATGGAATATTTAGAAGGTTATAATAATAATCTAAAAAATCGTTTATTTGGTCTTTTGTGTGAACGAGAAAAAGAAGGCGAATGGGAAAAGTTTTTAGATTCTATTGTAATAGAATTAATATCTTATCCTGAAGAATATCGTACTATTAATTATTATCGTTTATTTACAAAAGTATCTTCACTTCGTTATTTAAGTTATAAGTATTTTCGTACTACAGTGTTTGACTGTATGAGTCTATTGTCAAAATTATGAGTTATTTTGATGTTTATTAGCAAAGATTAAATAGATTTGGTACAGATTATTAGTCCCGAATTTAGGGTGCGCGCGAATATAATTTTGATTTGTATCTACTAAAGACAGTTTATAGAGTAGATTTTGAATATAAGAATTGTCATCATGCTGGTAGTTTAGAACGTTATAAACAGGATGATACCAAAACATTGCAATATTTATTAACTAAAATAGATTTAAATATACCAAATGGTACTATTTTAGAATTAGTTGATAAAGATAATATAAAATAGCCGTGGATGGTTTATTATTTAGAAAATATTAAAGCAAGTGGATATAATAGATATATTATGCTTAAAATGACTCATTTTATAAAATGGCAAGGCCGTGATAATGAGTGGTATACAACTTGGGCATATTTATATGGACAAGAAGATAATATGCTTAAAGATGAAATTCGTTCGCGTTCACGCATGGATGCTCTTTATGCAGAAAATCTTAAATCTAGTTTCTTTATAGCACCAGTAAATGAATTAATTAAAAAAGATTGTTATTTTATTGTTGGTGAAAAACCGCTTCAAGAATATTATAGAGTTACGGGTTATGATTTGTAGTCTACGCCGGGTGTAGAATATATTACAATTGATCCTGTATATGAATTTGATTTAAGCGCACCGCCCGAATAGCCAGATGAAATTGATGAAACTGATTACTTCTGGTTTAATGGAGGTATGAATGATGGCAACCCGTAATTTGGCTGATGTTGGAACTAATTTATAGAAGATTATAAGTCGTCTTTAGTCAAATTAGAAATTATTAAAATTGTTATATTATACAGGTAAAGATCCATATAGTGAATCAGATTTAACACCTGCACAAATTAAAGACGAAGTATTTGAAAAATTAATAAAAGTTGTACCGCGTGTTGGCCCAAAAGAAACAGCATAGAGTATAGTTGTACTTCGTTTAGTGCGCGGCCGCGCTAATCCTGGGAATGGGGAATTTAAAGATTTTATGATTAACATTGAAGTTTTTGTTCCTTTAACGCAATGGATTATTAAGGATTCTAATTTGCGGCCTTTCGCAATTATGGGTGAAATACATAAATCCTTAAATAATAAAACAATTGATGGTCTTGGACGAATGACAGGCGGTGAATTTCAAATTAATTTCTTAACAGAAGAAATTGGCTGTTATGAAATGAGTTATTATATTACAAGTTATGATTAATGCTCATTTTCTTATAGGACTACCTGAACAATTTTAGAATGTTTGTTGGGTATATCCTCCTAAAGTTAAAGATATTTTAGAAGATAAAAATTACAATGTTTATCGAAAAATATTCTTAAGTTGTTAGGAAGATATAATTGATGAATATACTGAATTAGGATTGTCTTTATCAGAGGTGCCAACGCCGCTTGGATATATTTTTACTTTAATAAAAGCTGATGAACGGCTTAAACCTACAATTTTAGACGGTTTTAAATTTTTTATTCATGAACCAGTTACATTAGTTGAAGATAAAGAGATTGTAATTATTGGTGATTTAAATAAAGAATTAAAATTTATTAAATCTGTTGATGATTTACGACTCATTACAGAAGATAATTATTTTGAATTTTAGAACAAATTGCGTGAGGCATTAGGAGAAAAGGCAGTTGAGCCTTATAATCCAAATGAAAATGAAAAAATTAAATATTTTAAAGCCAAAGCGCGTCTCCGTGATAGAGTAAAAGCAAAAAACTCTAAAGATGCACTAACTTTAGGTTCAACTTTAGCAGCAATTTGTTGTATGGATTTTGGTATAAATCCACTTAATATCGGAGAGTTAAGCTAGGTCGCAATAACGATTCTTATTCGTTATTATCAAGAAAAGAAAAAATATGAAATAGATATTAGTTCTTTACTTGCAGGTGCGGATAGCAAAAAAATAAAACCACAAAATTGGATTAGAAACATTGAAGATTTATAAAATAGGAGGTCATTACTAAATGGCTAGTATTTTAGACCGCTATGGTATTAAAGAAGTTGCAGACGTAACCTTCTATGAAATCAATCAAGACGGTACTCCTGGCAAACCCGTACTGTTTCTGGATACTCTGAAAGT